TGGTGTAGACGGTGCAGCTGCCTTCGCCATCGGCAAAGCCGGTGATGTAACGGCGGAAGGGTGCATACTGCCCAAGCGCCTGGCCGATGGTGGTTACGTCGATCTCTTCACGGGTGATCTCAAACGACCACTCGCGTACGTCGCCCACTGCCGCATAGGCCGCGTAATCCACCTGGAAGGCGTTAGGCGTTACAGCCGTGCCATCGTCGGTAATCGCAACGCTGGAACCGCCAGCAGTAGCGGATACCTTCAGCACGCCAGTCGAGGCAGTGTAGGCGATCACGTAATAGGTGGTTGCTGCGCTGATGCCGCCAGGCAGGGTGCCGGTGCCGGTGGCTCCGGTTTCAGTGTTGACAACGCTGAACACCACGGGATCGCCGACCTTGAAGTTCAGGAAGGTAGCCACTGTGATTTCATCATCAGTGGCATCCACGGCGGCTTCGCCGAACGTGGCCTTGGTGCCAGCGGGTTTGTAGTAAAGGGCGCCGGACGTACCGGACAGAACAGTAGCCATGTTGTGAACGGTATGTGGCTGCCTCTAGTCTAAGTAGGCTTCAAAAGTAACCGTAACCTGAGTTTGATAGTAAGGCTCAGGTGATGCAGGCGTTACCTGCGCTGGCCCTGAAGCCGCATCGAAGATGATGCCGGATAGGTTCAAACGATCAAACTTATCCTTAATGCGCTCTGCGATCGTGAAGTTGGCGGCAGTGCCTTGCCCTTGCGGTGTGAAGACATTGATCACCAGCGTGCCCGTCTGGCGGTTGTATCCAGTGCCAGTCGGCAGCAATGTGGCGTAGTTGTTATCGCCAAAGCGGATAAACACCTGCACCCATGGTGTGTTGTTGGGTGGCGTAAACGTTACGTTCTGATAGCTGACAGGGTAGGCAGGCGATAACGCCATCTCCGTGCCAATGCGCCCTTCAATGGCGGCACGGACGTCGTTGTAGGTGCTGCTCATGATTCCCTCCCGATGCGGTCAGCGTTGACGCGCACAAAGCCTTGGATGTCTTTGGCGATGCCTTGCACCCAACCCGCCGGCGCCTGCTTGCTGCTGCCATTGGCAAGAGACTCTGCATACGGCAGGTTGTTGTGCACGCTGTAGACGTTGCCTAGCTTCTCCTGTTGGTAGTTCATCCTGCGCAATGGCACGATCAATCCGCTTGGCGGGGATGTTTTCGAGCGATCCGCATTGGAAGGATCTTGCTGTGGCCCGCCATCGTAAGAGCCTGCCGCATTCTCCCCTACCTGCCAGCTAACGCGAAACCTGCCTGTATCGACAGGGCTTGCCTGTTTGAGTCGGCTATCTGTTTCCAACACTGCAACCCGCAGCAATTTCTCCATCTGCTGGCTGGCGTAATCACCAATATCACCAACCTGGATCGTGCGCGCCATTATGCCCTCAGGATCAGCTCGTATGTGATGGCAGTGTTGTCCTGCTCAATCGTACGCACCTCGATCACTTGATGCGTCACGCTGCTAATCAGCACTTCATCGGCCGTAGTAGGCGCGTTTGCAATATCAGCAGCAGCAATCAACAGGCGCTTGTCGCCGGCTTGGATTAGGTCATTAACCTCGCGCAGGTTGACATCTTCCAGCACACCGCGCACTACGGCGTCGGTCGTGGTTTCAGTGACGGTGCCAGTGGTGGCGTTATACGAGCCAGTTGTTACACGGCGGATGGTGGCAACACCGCCAAACTTTGCCATCAGCTTGCTGGCAACCTTGCGTAGCGGTCCTGCAAGTGCCATCAGAGCTTGTAGGCGACGCAGTGGCCATTCTGCAGCTTAATACTCGTGAAGACTCCGTACAGCGTGGTTGCAGCGCTGAACGACTGGCCGGATATCGTGTTTCCGTCGTAGTTCTGCGCGATGATGGTATCGACTTGGGTGTTGCTTGTGAAATGAATGGCACCCCAGCGGCCCACGCGGGTGGTGGTATCACTGACAAAGGTTGCCCCTATCGAGTAATCAATACCGAAAAAGTTAGGGTCACTCATGGCTAGATCTTGTACGCAATAACTTTGCCGCTAGCCAGGGTCACGCTGGTAAACACACCTTCAATCTCGTCGCCTGCGCCAAGCGGTACGGAGGTAAATGCATTGCCAGTTGCATTTTGCACGGTAGCTGTGCTGATTACGGCATCAGCAACTGCATACAGCTTGTAAAACCTACCGGCATGGGCAGCGGTATCGCTAATGTACTCAAAACCTATGCTGTACTCGTCCATGGTTAGCTCCTGCGGATAGAGAAGTTGCCTGGTCCGCTAATTCTAAGCCCTGTGAGGTATCGCTCCATCAGCGGCGGCACCTTGTCAACACCAACAGCGCCATAGCCAAGATTCGGCGTAACGCTAATGCTGCCGATGCTAACGGACTTGTAGTCTTCCAGCCCGCTTAGCCCAATGCCGTCTGGGTTGTTGTTGAGATAAGTGGCCAGCACAACCTGTGCATACTGCACCTGCTGCGGAATCTCAGTGTCGGTGTAGTAGTCCGTCGTGATGCGAAACGGAAAGCCGACAGCGTACGTATTGATGTAGGTATCAGGCTTGCGCACGCCAGTACGCGGCCACTGCAGCGCCTGCGTGTCAGTAGCGCGGGCGCCTAGAAACCGCTCACGATCCAAGCGTTGGGTAGCGGTAAACAGCGCTCGATTCTTTTGGTCAGTAGTAGCTGATGCCCATGCCGTCACATCAGCATCCTGCACAAAGCCATCAATGATCTCCTGCGCTGCCGCCAGCGTCAGGTAGGAGTTTGCGCTTGCCGACCCTACGGTTGCGTTGATTGCTATTGCCATCGTTGGGTGGCTCCGTCATCTCAAGTTTAAGTGTGGGCTCTGCAATAGAAAGAGAGGCTGCCTCCGCAGAAGCAGCCTCCAGTTCACGCAGTCGCCGGAAGGCGAACATGCCGATGAGGTTGTCTCCCTTGCTGCCTGTGTTCTAGAGTAGCGCGGCTGGCGAGTTAGCGCTCCCAGCCATGCCCAACCTGCGTTACCAGGATGAGAACACCATTATGGCTTGCCGGCCAGCAATTTGGCAATTGGACTGTTATTGGCGAAAAGCCAATCAAAAAGACAATGCCAAATGGCGCAAAGCGCTGTTATTGGCTTTGTCGCTGCATTTGCGGAAGAGAGCGCGAGGTCAATGGAACCAGCCTAAAGCGAGGAATATCAAAATCATGCGGATGCGTTTCGGGTGTTCCTCGATACGAGTTTCACGGCATGACAAGAAAACTCCCTGAGTATCGAGTTTGGATGGGCATGAGAGAAAGATGTCAAAATCCAAATCATGTTGCTTTTCAACATTATGGCGGAGTGGGTGTAACGGTTTGCGATAGATGGAATAGCTTTACCGCATTCATGCAAGACATGGGTCCAAGGCCGAGCGGTATGACCATTGACCGTATTGATCCATTTGGTAATTATGAACCAAATAATTGCAGATGGTCGACTTGGCTAGAGCAAGCCAATAACAAGCGAAAACATAAGCAATAAAAAAAGGGAGGCTAGGCCTCCCCTTTTCTTTTGTTTGCGTTGAATCAGACGCGCTTCAGCAGCACGGTCAGGATCACGCCAGCCAGAGTGGTGGTGGTGCCGGTGACATCAAGAGACAGGCGATCGCCTGCATCAAGCGTCAGGTTGGCAGTGGTGCTGGTCAGAGCAGGGGTTTGCTCAGTAAGAGCAGTGCCCTTGAGGTTGATCTTGGTGGTGCCGAGCAGGTCGTCGCCAGCGGTGGCGGCTTCGGTGCCTTGGCAACGACGAATCGTAGCGGTGACATCGGAACCGTCGTTACCAGCAACGGCATGCACCTCACGGATGCTGACCACTTGGCACTTCACCGGAGCGGTGAAGAACTGGACATCAGCCACCGAGGAGGCGATGTAGTGGTCAGCAACGATGTACTGCTCGGTGGACAGTTCAAACTGGGAGGGTTGTGCCATGGTTAGTTACCTCAATCGAAGTTAGAGGTGTTGGTGGCGCGCACGATGCCGAGGTTCTTCAGCTCGTACACCTTCGACCAGTTAGCAACCGTCTCCAGCTGAGCACGAGTGGGGTTAGCGGTAGTCACCGCCCACTTAGCGCCAACGGGGTGGTAGCAGTAGTGCAGGTCGATCGACATGGCATCGCTCTTGGCGAGGATGTCACGATCGGTTTCGGTCTGCATCGCCATCTGTTCACCGCTGGCAACAGCGCCTTGGGTGAAGAAATAGGTGGCGTACTCAGTCGAAGAACCGCTGCCATCGGTCTGCACATCGTCAGACACGATCACGCGCAGGCCCATGTAGGTCGGCACGCTCACGGGACCGTAGGCACCAGCAATGCTGCCGCCAACGAAGTCAGTGACGCTAGAGGTCAGACGTGCGTCTGTCTCGGTCACGTAGTCGATGGCCTTGCGCTCAACCAGGTCGTAATAGACCTTGGAGTGCATAGCAACAGCGGCCAGCTTGTCGCCTTGGTCACCCAGCAGGCTGCGGGCTTCAGCAACGTGGCGGGGGCTCAGAGTGGTGGGAGTATCGCCAGACTCGCCATCAATGGTCAGACCAAAGAAGGCGGCAGAGCTGGAGGTAGATCCCAGGCTGCCGAACACACCACCAAGGCAGGACAGCAGATCCTTCTGGCGCTGGTTAGCGATGTAGTCAGCGATCTTGGCGCCGATGGCGGCCATGGGATCGGAACCGGCGGCAAGAGCAGCCAGATCACGAGACTCAAAAGCACGGCCACGGTGCAGGATCACGCCAACTTGCTTGTCGGCTTGGATCTTGCCAGGGGTGAGGCTGGTGCTATCGGTCAGCACCTCGAAATCGCCGGAAAGGTTGGCTTTCCAGAAGGGAACGTTGATGAAATCACCGCCCTCGGTGGCATTCAGCTCCGCCAGAGGCTGCACCACACCGGAAGCCAGGAAGGCATCGCGCTGAGTGGTTTGCTCAATGACGTAAGGCGTAAATACCTCGGGGATGATGATGTCAGAGCGAAGGGTCGCCATGACTAATCCTCAAAAAGGGTTTACGGATGTGGGCGCAGCCCCAGGCTCTATGTGGCGCAGCCATCACGAGCAGACACTCAAATACTAACGGTTAGCTGCAGCTTTCATCCGCTCATATAGGTCGCGGTCTGTACGGAATAGCCGCGACTGCTCTGTGAGGTTGAAGCTATCGCGGCTGAATGGATTGCTCATGCCAGCCGGAATGGTGCCATTGCTGCCGCCGGTTGGTGCGCCGCTGCCTTGTGGCTTGGGTTGCTTCTGCATCCATGCCGGCAGTGTCTTGGCCCATTCAGCAACGGGCTTGCGTTCGTAGCCGTCCACAACGACCACGGTGCCGTCGGCTTCGCGCTGGATTGCATCAGGCGACAGCTTGGTCTTCAGCACAAGATCAGGATCATGCACGATGTCAGCCAGTGCCGTGACCGCAGGCGTGACCAGCTCTAGCTCGCGGACGCGGGCTTCAAGTGTTGCGATGCGCTGGTCCTTTTCAGCCGTCGCCTCACGGAACTGCTGCTCCAAAGCTTGTCGTGCCTCTTGGTATTTGCCTTGTGATTCGAGCTGCTGCTGCTCGTAGTTGCGCTTGAATTCCAGCAATTCATCGACATTGACCCCATCAGGCGTCTTGGATTTCTTTGCTGCACGCAGCTCAGCAATCAACTCTTGATTCTTGCGCTCTAGTGCTTCTACGCTGCGCTGCAACGCTTCAGCTTCAACCCCAGTAGTCGCAGACTCTTGGGTTTTTTGTTCATCAGACATGGATAAGCCGCAGGCTTAATTACACCTCTACGTTACCACTTCTCTTTATCTGCCCACCACGCAGCAGACATCTTGCCCTTAGCGATATTGCTGGCGTGACGCGCCTTGAACGACGCCCGTCGCGCTTTGGCCGCGGCAGATTCACCTTGCTTCGCTGGGCTGCCGCTGACGCCTTGCTGCCCAAAACGGATCAGCTTTACCTTGTCGCCTTCTTTGGCGAGCACCGCGTGCGATTTGTTCGGATGCTTTGGCGTCCGCTTCGGCTTGTTGTAGCCGTCAAACTGCTCGCCGCGGTAGGTGATCATGGCGCCATTGGCCGTCGCTGGACTAGGCTAGCCGCATGGAAATTATCGCATCGGACCCAGACGGGCTTGGATCACGAGCTATTCGCAATGCGTTGAAGCGGATCATTGATGTCGACGAAGACGGCAACGAAGTGTGCTTATTTGCTGCCGTTGGCAACATGCACCTGTCAAGAGTTATCGCCATCGCTCAAGATGAGGATGGCGATTTGGTGTTCATCACCGATTTTTCCCAAGAGATTATGGAAAGCTTGGGAACTTGGGATGAATTCGCAAGCTAATTAACGCCCGCGCTTTTTGATCATCGTTGCGAGGCTGCGCTTGGCACCAGCGGCTTTGCGGTTGTCTGCCGCAGAACGGAACGGCGAGGACTGACGAGCGCGGCCGCTTAGCTCCTTGTAGCGAGTTTTAGCAGCACTCACCGGAGCCTTGCTCATTTTCTTGGTGCCTTTAGAGGCAGCCTTAGAGCGTGATTTTCCAGCCTGAGCAGCGCTGGCCTTCATGCCAGCACGAGTGCCTGCACCTGCACCGGTGCCTTTTGTTTTCAAGCCTTTTGTACTGGTGGCTCGAAGTCCGCCGGCGCGTTGCTGAGCGGCTTTTTGACCAGAAAAGCCTTGCGCCTTGACGCGACCGCCGATGGCAGTTGTGCCTTTAGCTTTTAATTCTTTAGAGCGAGCAGTGTTAGCGGAGCGCGTAGAGCCGGATTTGGATTTACCGCCGCCGCCGCCGCCGCCGCCGCCGCCGCCAGCAAAGCGCCCTCTGGAGTCACGTTTGTAGGTACGGGCCATTGGCTTTTATGAATTCATAATCGCATTCTAGCCGTGCTGATTATTTCTTTTTTTTCGCAGTCTTAGCAGCCGCCTTGAATGCAGCAGCGGATGGCCTGCCCGCTTCGCCTTTGCGTGCCATACGCTCCTTGCTGCCGGCCGCAATGCGCTTGCGCTTAGCGGCAATGTTGGCGTATAGGCCTGGCTTCTTAGGCATCACTTCTTACCCTTTGGCTTGCGTGACTTGCCGGCTTTTGCGAGCGCGATTGCTACCGCTTGCTTTTGCGGCTTGCCTTTTTTCATCTCCGTTTTGATGCTGGCTGATACTGCAGCCTGCGACTTGCCCTGCTTCAGTGGCATCGCGCCATTCCTCAATACCTGTTAACAGTGTAGAGCCGTCTGCCGTTGCCCAACCCTTGTCGGTGTAGATGGCTGGCACCCATGCCTCGCCATGCAGGGCTTCAACTGGATCAGAGCTAACAAAAAAGATGCCACGATTCTCAAAATGCCGCAGGCTAGGCAGGTCCATATCGTGCGCGGAGCTGATCTAAGGTTAGCTCTGAACCGTCATCGCGGACCAGCTTGGCGATGGCATCAGTCGGCCCGTATTTGTCGGCAAGCCGGTTGAAATACGGCACTTTGTTGGCGCCCAATGCCTTGGCCTTGGTTTCAAGGTCCTGCTTTGCTAGCCACTGCCCGTAGGTTTGATCTGCCGGCACCTGGCCACCTGCTGATGCACGCTTTGCTGGTGGCGGTGGGATGAATCCCAGCTCGTCGTAGTCAATCACCGGCACTGTCGTGCTGCGGCAGTTGAAGTGCTGCGGCGGAGTCGGGCCTTTGCCGTATTCAAACTCGCGGCCATCCAATGCACGGCAAATGCTGCTGGTGCGGGTATCCAGTGTTGCCACATAGCGATACTTCTTAGTGATGTCTTGATTGGCTTCATACACCTGCTGGCTAGCTGCATTGGCTACTTGGTTGATACTGGTGCGCACAAGACTAACGATCTGCTTGTCGGCAACTGCTGTTGCTTGGCCGCCTGCTGCAACTAGCTGCTTCACGGTTTTGGCTTCTTCGCCAAATTCAAGGTTTCCGATCAGCCGCTTAGCAATGGCTGGCGTCGGCTCACCAGTTAGCAAGCCTTGCCGCACGACTTGCGAGAACCGCTCAGCCTGATCAACGGCAATGCCACGGAATGCTTTGGTGACCACTTCGCCATTGGGCAGCGTGATCGTGGCGCCTTGTGCTGCGGTGAGGCTGAACGTGCCGATGCCAGCCTGTTGCGCTAGGGCTTCTGCGCCATAAACCGATTTGAATAGGTCATCACTAAGCGCCACCACATTGATCTGCGTTGGATCAGTGGTGACCACTGACTGCGCAAATTGCGGGCTGATCTCCACGGTGCGAACTGCATCACGTGCACCTGCTGGCAATGCACGCCGCAGTTGATCGGTCACAAACTCAGATTGCAGCTCTGCAATGCCTTGCAGCTCTAATGCTGTCAGCTCGGTTGCATCGCCTGCCCATGTTGCCAGGCTGTCTTTTAACTGCGCAAGAATCGCCCGCAGCCGTGCCGCTTTGACTGGCGCCGACAGCTCATCAATGGTGCGCAGCTGGTTGACCGCATCAATGATGATGTCGTTGTAAGCATTGATCACGCGCCGCGCAACACTATTGCTGTAGCGGTTTAGATCAATCGCGTTGCGATATAGCGCTTCTGGTGTGCTCATCGTTCAATGCCAAGATCTTCCGGTTGATAGCCGCTGCGGATGCTGACATTAGCGCCGCGGTTCAATGCCGTGGTAACCAATGCAGCGAATGCGTCATAACCGTTTTGCCCGTCTTCGTACAAGATCGTTTCGTCAATTTCATCTGGCCTGCCTTCCTTGTACCAGCTGATCCGCACGATGGCTAAGACTTGTTCCGGCAAGGCGCTGACGTGATAATCAAGCTCTTGTCTCCTCGGTTTCCTCGGTTCCATCCAGATCATCAGGTCCACTAAGCGGTCGGTTACCCAGTCCAGCAGGTTGTAGATCAAGCCCCGCATTGGCCGTAGCTTCAAGCTCCTCATCCACGTTAAAGTCGTCGCCTAGCACATCGCCTTCAGCAAGCTCACGCAGCAACGTTTCCTGTGTAATGGTGCCTGCGGTGTAAAGCTGCAGCAGCGCTTGGATTTCCTGCGGTTCAAGGCGTGTGCCCAGGAAATCACGGTTGACGTAGCTGCTGCCAGGAGATGTGTTGTTGCCGATGTACTGCGCATGAAATTGCAGGCAGTTGTCGATCATGTCCTGCACGTTCTGCGCAATGACCATCATGGTGCTGTCGCCTTGGCTGCGATCAATGCGCTTTGCCTCAGCAGTTTCAGCAGATAGCTTCTGGCCCAGTACTGCCGACAGGCCTAACTCATTGATCTGCAGCGCAAGCTGCTCAAGCCTGCGGAACTGATAATCAAAACTGCGGCCGGCAGGTTCAATGTATTCAGCGCGGCCATCAGCAGGAAATGCGATCGCCTCGCCGGGTCCAGCGCTGACTTCCTCTGCTGCAGATGGGAAGCCATAAAACGCCAGCATCGGCACAGCACTGATGTGGAGCTGGTTGTCTAGGTCGCTCTGGATCTGATATGCCTTGAGGTTCAGCTCGGCGATGTCTTCCAACGGCGGACGTGACTCCATGAAGCCATGCCGCTGCGCATAAGCAACTGAGAATGGAATCTCAGAAAGGCTTGTGCGGCCCTCGTCGACAACCTTAAAGTCGCCGTTGTCTTGCTTTTGATGCAGTTGAAACTCACCTGGCGTCAGAACGCGCACTTGCTCCACTGCTTTCTCGCCGAACTCGCCATCAGGCACGGTGACCGTCTCTGCAAGTCGCAGTTGCGTTAACACCTGCCGGCCTTCCTGCTGCTCAGCACGCCAGCCAAGAATCTGCCGTGGTGTGTATGTCACCCAGTAGGGTCTACCCCCATCAGCAGGTGCATCCACCAGTACACCAACGTGGCCATAACGGACCATCTTGCGCGTGGTCTCATAGGTCCAGACGTTGAGGTCATTGCCTTGCAGGTCAACATCAAACAACTGCTCGCGGATCACGTCTGCTGTGTCGTCAAGTCGTACGGGCTTGCGGGTGAGCATCCCGGCCAGCATCCGCTCTAGGCGTTGATAGAACGGCGGCACAACGCTACGCGCTAGGCGGTTGTCGTAGGACTCGTCTAGTTCGCGCGGCTCTTGCGGCAAATACCGGCGATGCTTGCGACGCATCCCGTAGGTGCCTTGCAGCAAATCCTCGATCAGGATCCAATGCGGCTCTTGTGCATACCACGCCGTGCTGGCATCCTGCACGCGAGTAACGCGGCGCTGAGCAATGGGCCGGTCGTAGTTGTTGAAGCCGGTGTACATTACAGCGCCGCAGTCATAGGTGCAGTTTAGGCAGCAATCAGCGTGATGCTATTGCGGCCAATCTTGATGTCAAACTCAGCGCCGGGTTCGTAGCCCATCTCGCGCAGGTAGCCATCACCGATTTGCAGCTTGCCATTGAATTGCACCTTGGCCTTATAGGTCAGGCCGCGGCCGCGCTTAGGTGTCTTGCTGCCTAAGTCAACGCCTTTGGCTTCCAGCAGCGCTTCATAGAACTGCGTGAATGCCACGCGATCCTTGATCACGTAGCCGCAAGCGCGCACCAGTTCGGACTTGGGCGCATTGCCCAGTTCTTTCACCTTGGCGAGTAGTTCAGCACCCTTGAGCATGGGTAGAGTTAATGATTGGCGGAATCAATATAGCCTAATGCCTGTAGATCGCCCAGCACCTGCGTGCAATGGGTTGAATTCACGCCATACCAAGTAGCCGAGCGCATCGTTCATGTGGTCATGGCCGGCATCCTTGTCCGGGTCGCCCTTATCGGTGTAGCACTGCAGCTCTAGGCATTCGATCAGCCGCTTGCAGCGCTGGTGGATGGTGAGTCTGACCTGGCCCTTGCCGTTTTCCAGCAAAGCCTGAACAGCAGCCACGCGATCACGGACGGGAGGATTTGCGCGTGGCGACTGGTTTGACATGCCGTAGGACTCCAGGATTTGGATATCGGTCTGGCTTGCGTTGGTGCTGCGGTTACCGCCGCTGGCATCTGGGTAGATGTAGATACGCCGTTGCGGGTAACGCGCTTGGATCTCTTGCGCCAATGCATCGGTGTCATGGGCGCCGCTGATCTCATCAATCACTAGCAGGCTGCTGCCGCTGCGGATGCCGATCACGGCAGACATGTTGCCAACGTTGAAATCAGCGCCAATGCGCAACGGCTCGCGGTCTAGGTCTGGCAGCTCAACCACCACGTGCTTGTCGCGACTGAAGCGGTCGTAGATAGTGCCAGTGGTGAGGTTAACGAACTCACCGTCTAGGTAGGCCCGCAGCAGGTTTGGGTCGTAGTTGGCTTCTAGCCGCTCAATAAAGTCCGGCGGCAGATGTGGGTTGTCTGCTGACCGCATCTTGATGAGCTTGCGATCCGCACGCCCTTTGGCATCCTCGCTGCCGAAGGTGTTCCACATCCAGCGGAAGCCCTCTGGCGTGGATGCAGCGCCAAACTGCCGCACGTTGCCGGACCGCAAGCGACCAAGGATCTTGGGGAATGCCTTGTTGGCAATAGATGGCGTCACGGTGTCGATCTCATCGGCCAGCACCCAGGCAAGGTTCAATCCGATGATGCGGCTCCAGTTCTCGAAGCTGCGGCACAGGATCTTGGTGTCACCGCCTGGTAGGTGCAGCATGTATTCCGGCAGCGGGCTGGCCCTAAAGGTGTAGGGGATCTCGTACGACTCCAAGAACTGCTCAAAGTCGTTCTGCCAGATGTCGCGGATCAATGGGCCGGTGGGCTCCATCACTGCGCCGATGAAGCCTTGATTAGCCGCGGCCAGCATCACCGCCTTGGCACACAGCGCACGGGTCTTGCCGGCGCCATAGCCAGCTGAGATGCCAAGGATCTGCGTGTCGCTGTCATCTACAAACGCAAGCTGGCCAGGGTGCAGGTCAGCGCGGATGCGTTGCAGCAGATCGCCCGTGTCCTCTTGCGTTGCGACATCCATAAACCCAAGCAGGCTGCCGGGTTGGCAGATGCCAGCAAGCAAGTTCATAACATCTCAAACCGCAGCAGCTTGGCCTGATCTTCTAGCGCTTTGATTGCAATGCTGAGGTTGCCTTTGGCGCGTGCTTCACGTTCGTAATCCTGCAACCTTGCTAGTGCGGCTTGCAGCCATTGCGGCCGCTCTAGCTCTGAGTCAAGGGCAATCAGCTTGCGCGCTTCCGCCATGTAATCGCGCACTTGGCGCTCGCTGACGCCCCACAGCTCGGAACCGTGTTGAACGATCTGATGGTGGCTGTGAGCACGCAGGATGAGGTCATAAACCACGTTGACGCGGTTCTGAATCTCATCCTTGGTGCTTTTCTTTGCCACGTATTAGTTGCGGACTTGCACAGGCATTACCAGATAAGTTACACCGTCCACGCCACTAGGTGTCAACACGACGGGTGTGGTTGCCGTATTGGCATGCAGCGTGATGGCTTCTGCGGGCTTGAACGCCTTGATGCCGTCCAGCAGGTAGTGGACGTTAAACGCCCATGCGCCGTTGGCGGTGCCTTCGACCTTGAGCAGCTCCTTGCCATTGTTGGCATCGGCTTCAGCAGTGATGGCAAGTCCACCGGCGCCGGCGGTGAGCTTGACGATGGAGTTGTGCGCATCGGCGATGATGGCGACACGCTCCAAGGCGCGAGTCAGGCGGCGACGGTCGGCGATGATGGTGCTTTTGAACTCAGCGGGCACCAGCTTGGCCACGTCTGGGTAGGTGCCGTCCATGATGCGGCTGTAGATGGTGATGCCGTCACCTGCGTCAATCACGGCTTGCCCTTTGGCAACGGCGATGGTGACCACGCGATCTTGCAGCAGGCGCATGGTGCTGGCTGGTAGCACGAGGTCTAGGCCATCTGGCAGGTCAATGGCGTAACGCATGAGGCGATGGCCATCTGTGGCTTCCATGTGGCCGCTGCCGAGGTGGATGCCTTGGAGCATCTGCTTGCTGGCGTCGGTGCTGGCAGCTGCCATGCAGGCACGGATTCCAGCGGATAGGTGCAGCTCGCTCGTAGCAGCGTCCACAACCGGCAGCGCGGGGTAATCCGCTGCATCAGCCGCAGCAAGCCCGTAGGAGCCCGCGGAAGCCGTCAGAGCGCCATCTGCGAGGGTCAGAGCCTCATCGCCATCAAAGCGGCTCACAAGGCCAGCCAGCAGCCGATACGGCAGCGCTACAGCGCCATCGGTATCCACTGCGGCTGGGATGGTGACGGTGATGCCGAGATCAAGGTTGAAGCCGGTGATGGTCATGACGCCACCGGCGGCTTGGATCAGGCAGCAATCAAGGATCGGATGGCTGCTGCGGTGACCAACGGCTGGCGCGATGGTGCGCAGCGCGTGATCGAGATCGGCTTGGCAGGTAACGGCTTTCATTTGACGGTGGCGGCAGTGACGAGGCTGGTGATGATGCGTTCGTAATCAGCGGCGAAGCTATCCACAAGTTCCATGGGTAGCGGTACGCCGTCATCAATGGCGTTGTCGGCAATGGCTGAGGCGTACGCCACTGCTTGGGTCATGGTCTCATGCAGCCGATTAATCACCGGTTGCTGCTTGGCTGGAATGTGAATGAGCGATGACATATGCGACGAGAGTTTCAACGTGTCGGCGGTTCAGGTCACCACGCATGAATGCGCAGGCGTCCGCCACCAGCGCATGGTACGCAGCCGTGGTCAATCCTGCAACAACCCCACCACTCAAAGCACGCTGCCGGATCAGGTGCGCGCGCGGGATGCCATGCGCTGCTGCTTCAGCGTTCAACCGCGCCAGGTCGTCAGCGGTGACATTGATCTTGATTTCGGGCATTTCTGGTGGTGTTGATGGTGCAAATAGTAGGTCGGACGCAAAAACCCTGTCCACGACTGGGTTCGGACGCAAGCGGACGCAAGTCGGACGCAAAAAACCCAGTGATACCAAGGGAGGACGCAAAAACGAGGTTTCTCCTTACCCCCCCTATATGTGTGTTTTGTTCACGCCGTTACATTCCCCCTCTTGTTTCCATACCTGACTTGATTTACCCCTATTTGCGTCCGAACAAGAGAAAAGGTAGATAGAGACAGGGTTTTTGCGTCCGAAATTTGCGTCCGACTTGCGTCCGACCCGGACGCAACTTGCGTCCGACATCACGCCCACAAGTCCAGCTTGAGACCCGAAATAAGACGCTCACGGGACTTGCCGGAGCCTCTGTCGGACGCAAGTTTCGGGAAAATCTGGCGCAACGACGGCACCAAAAGCCGCGGTGCCTTGACGGTGCGATCACTTGGCGGGTCCATCAGCCATCTACCTTTATCGTCCAAATAGCCCTCCTCTCGATACCACTCCTGCAAGGCATCCCACACGCGCTTGGTTGATACTTGGGCACCCTCTTCATAGGTGAGTCCGATAGAGTCGCAGAAGTCCCAAAGATGGCAGCTGGCTCTTCTAACGTCCTGCATTGCTTGGCTTCCGGTTGTGTAATCAATGCCATCTGCAATGCTGAGCGCCATGCCTTCAAGCAACCAATTCAGAAATGCTGGACATATTTGCTGCTGGATGAAGTCGGGATCGTCCTTGAGCTTTGGATCTGCTTGAAGGTGGTTGGGTTCAGTAGGCGTCGCCATGAAGGTCTTACGGAATTTAAATACATGAAACCGTGTTTCAATGGCAGCCTGCTCACCAGTTAGTGATGGATCTTTATTGAGGTTGAACACAAACAAAGACGACGGAACAAACTGCGACTCCTGCACGCCTTTGAGTTCATATGACAGCTCCTCGCCACTGATGGCAGCCTTCAATGACTGGAGGTTGTCGATACTGACAAACTGCGAGTTTTCGCTTGACCAGTTCACTGATGCGCCGCGTAATGGCGCAATGGGAAACTTACGGCCTTGGTCGTATTGACGGAAGTCGGCAAGCGTGCAGCTCGTGAAATTACGACTGCCGAGAGTATCCCGCAGTGCGGTGCGGATAGTGTCCTTACCGTTGCTACCCTCGCCGATCATCAGCACAGCACGTGGCCTGCCTCGTGTGGCGCGGTATTTGATGAGGTCAAGCCCACTGCCGAGAATGCGTTGCAACGTGTCACGGTCACCGGGCTCTACGGCTTCAAGCAGCCGCCATAGGTGCTGGGCATTGGCTTCAGGGTCGTAGTCGTAAGCGGTGACGTAGGTGAAAGCGACCGCGGGGCTGTGCGGCGTAAAGGTCAGATCCAGCTTGCGGCCAGACCATGCCCACGTCACCACGCCATTGCGGCAGTTGATGGCATTGGCTGGGTTGACCTCAACAGGTTTAAGCAGTCGCCTCATCCATTGCAGTGCTTCATCCACGTAACGCGGCCTGCGCCATGGGTATGTGGTGGCGCCTTGCTGGTTGATGACATGCAGCATGGAAAGGAATGCCGCAAGCTTTGGCGCTAGTTCTTCGTCGGGCTTGGCTTGATAATGGGTGCCGCTCCAGCAATGCAGCACGCCATCAACGCAAATCCAGCGCTCGCGCGGATGGCAGAACACGTGCTCCACTGCAAGCTCTAGCCATTCGGTGCCGGACTTGTCGTAAAGCTGCAGGTTGACTACTTCGCCATCGTCACCACCAGCAGGCTCTAGGCGGTGACGCTGCGGCGCAAGCATCGGCAACGCTGGCCGCCAACCGTGATGACGCGCCCAATACCAGAACGTCCCAGCACCGATGCGGTCACCACCTGATGCGGCGATCTGCTGCAGCCCTTGCCATTGCGGGCTGTGCTGCTGCATTAAGTCAATGGCCTGCTCAGCGCTACCGCAGGCTTGGATCAAGCCCCAGAAGATATTGCGGTAGATGTGATAGGTGCCGGACCCTGGCACGCGAGGTGGTATTGCCGCAAGCGCTTCGCGGATCTCATCAATGCCGCGCTCTGTGGGTTCTACGTAGTGCTGCGCTGGCTTTTCGTGTTGGTAGTAAGCCTCATTGGGTAGGACGGCTTCAATATCGGAGACGCTGTAGCGATGGCCAGCACTGGTGACCATGCGGCACATCTCACCAAGGCTGCCATCGGCTTCGGCGTAGTAGCTGCCAGGCAGCCGCATCACACGGGATGAGTTCTTGATGCTGCGGTCTGCATCGCAGTAATCAAGCAGCCGGCCTTGCACCAGCTCCCAATGGGCTGGTGTGATTGGGTCTGCTAGCACCCAGTAGCTATGGATTGATTTACCGCCGGTATTGATCTGAAAGGTTGGCTCCGGCAGCCCTAGCTCTTGCCATGCAGTGAGCTGCCATTCGCGCGGGCGATCATCCCACTCAGCAAAAAACGCACGGCAGGCTGTGATTTCAGCGTTGGTGTCCCCGCCATCGTTGATGACGACATAAACGCCGCGGCCTTCGGATTGCCACTGCTTGATCAGCGGCTTGCGAGCGCCACCTTTGCGGCCTTTGTCGTTTGGCTTGTCGGGATGCAGTCGGTGCAGAAAAGCGCGCAGGCGGATGGTGCCTGCCGGTTTGCCGAGTAAGGCGATAAACCGACGGGCTTCGTCAAAATCAACTTCCTTCATGCCTGCCCCTTGGGTTCCGGCATGGTGATCGCGCCATCGCCATGCAATTGGATGGCGTGCTCCAGCAGCAATCGGATGGCAGCGCTGCGTGAAAGCGTGTCACCACGCCAAGAATCCAGCCATTGCAGCTGGTTTGGCGCAAGACGCAGCGGTATTGGTCGGGCTAGCGGCATCGGGTTCCGGCTGGATGCTTGACAGAGCGTATACGGTTAGTCTACGGTGTGCAAGCCACACGGCACTGCCATGGATCACATCCCCAAAATCATTCAGATTTCAACCAACAGCAGCGATGAGGGCAAAACGTGCCTTTATGCGCTTGATAGCGATGGTGACGTATGGGATTTGCAATGGACAAGAGAGGGTTGGATTTGGGTTTGCATCGGTTCACCTTTTAACGATGCTCAATGACCTACCAAGACTTCCTAGCTTCCAAATCCACTGCAGCACCTGTTGCCGGTTTTGACCCGCAGCAGTTCACAGCGCCGCTGTTCCCGTTTCAGCGGGACATCGTGACCATGGCTTGCCGCGTCGGCAAGTTCTGCATTTGGGCCGACTGCGGCATGGGCAAAACCGCCATGCAGCTCGAATGGGCGTATCAGGTGCATCAGCACACTGGCGGCAACGTGCTGGTGCTGGCACCGCTTGCGGTTGCACACCAGACCGTGCGCGAGGGCAGCAAGTTCGGCATCCCATGCTCGTTTGCTGCAACGCAAGCCGAGGTCAAGCCCGGCATCACGATCACCAACTACGAGAAGCTGAGCCATTTCGACCCATCCGCCTTCGATGGCGTGGTGCTTGATGAGAGCAGCATCCTCAAGGCATACACCGGCAAGATCCGCAATCAGATCATCGAGTCGTTCGCGCAGACCCCATTCCGTCTGGCCTGCTCCGCCACGCCAGCACCGAATGACCATATGGAGCTCGGCAACCATGCCGAATTCATCGGCGTGATGACCCGCACTGAGATGCTGGCCATGTTCTTCGTGCATGACGGCGGCGACACTGCCAAGTGGCGGCTTAAGGGTCACGCGCGGGATAAGTTCTGGGAGTGGGTCTGCAGCTGGGCGGTGACCATCCGCAAGCCATCAGACCTTGGCTATGAGGACGGCAACTTCGTGCTGCCGGCACTGCAGATCCAGGACTGCACGGTTGAGACACCACGCGAGGCAACTGCAGGTGATGACGGCCAGATGGCACTATTTGCCATGGAGGCCCGCACGCTCAACGATCAACGCAAGGTGCGCAAGGCATCCCTCGCCCTCCGCGTGGCAGCCGCTGCCAAGCTGGCCAACAGCAACACCGAGCAATGGCTGGTGTGGTGTGATCTCAACGATGAGAGCAAGGCGCTCACCGCTGCCATTGATGGCGCTGTCGAGGTGTCGGGCTCAGACTCCGATGACCACAAGCGGCAAGCTGCTATCGACTTCCAAGACGGCAAGATCCGCGTGCTGGTCAGCAAGCCCAGCATCTTTGGCTTTGGCCTCAACTTTCAGCGGTGCCACAACGTCGCATTCGTTGGCCTGTCGCACAGCTATGAGGCGTTCTATCAAGCCATCCGCCGCTGCTGGCGATTTGGCCAAGAGCAGCCCGTCAACGCTCACATCATCTACGACGTGGCGGAAGGCCGCGTGATCGACAACATCCGCCGCAAGGAAGCGGACAGCATCCAAATGGCTCAGTCAATGGTTGAAATCATGAAGCAACAAACCATGGAACAACTCAAGAAGATCCAGCGCCAAGTGGCGCCGCACATCACTGAGCACAAGTCCGGTGATGGATGGGACATGTATATGGGCGATTGCGTGGAGAGCATTAAGAAGCTCGACAGTAACTCCATCCACTACAGCATTTTTAGTCCGCCGTTCGCATCGCTTTACACCTACAGCAACAGCGACCGCGACATGGGCAACAGCCGCACTGAGCAGGAGTTCTTTGATCACTTTGGATTCCTTGCCAGTGAGCTGCACCGCGTGATGATGCCCGGCAGGCTGATCAGCTTCCATTGCATGAACCTGCCCAGCAGCAAAGAACGCGATGGTTTCATCGGTGTGAAAGACTTCCGCGGCGACATGCTGCGCATCTTCCAGGCTGCTGGTTTTGTATTCCATAGCGAAGTGTGCATCTGGAAGGATCCGGTCACTGCCATGCAGCGCACCAAGGCAATCGGCCTGCTGCATAAGCAAGTGCGTAAGGATTCAGCACTCAGCCGCCAGGGCATCCCTGACTACCTCGTGACCGTACGCAAGCTGGGCGACAACCCCGCGCCGGTGGCTGGCCCGTTCACGGAGTTTGCCGGTGAGAATCCACCATCCAAAAGCGGCGACCCGATCAAGGACTCGATCAACATCTGGCAGCGCTACGCCAGCCCCGTATGGATGGATATCAACCCATCGGACACGCTGCAGTACCGCAGCGCACGCGCCAATGAGGATGAGCGCCACATCTGCCCGTTGCAGCTAGAGGTGATCCGCCGCGGCCTGCAGTTATGGAGCAACCCCGGCGACGTGGTGCTGTCGCCATTCGCCGGTATCGGCAGCGAGGGCTACTGCAGCATCCAAGCCGGGCGCCAGTTTGTCGGCTTTGAGCTGAAGCCTTCGTATTTCAACTGCGCGGTCAAAAACCTGACTGAGGTGGCCAGTAATCGGCAAGGGGTGTTGGTGTGATGCAGCTGCGCCCCTACCAACAGCAACTCATCAACGACATCCGCCTGCAGTATCAGCTAGGGCATAAATCTGTGCTTGCCGTGCTGCCCACTGGCGGCGGCAAGACGGTGTGCTTTAGCTACATCGCAGAGCAAGCCAGCATTAAGGGCAACCGCGTGCTGGTGCTTGTGCACCGGCAGGAGCTGCTGGATCAGGCCAGCCGCGCTATGCCCATGCCGCATGGCCGCATCAGCGCTGGCCGCAGCATGGATCTCAGCCATGCCGTGCAAATTGCCAGCGTGCAAACCGTTGCTCGCCGGCTGCACCTGCTGCCGCGTGATTTCTTCCAGCTTCTAGTGGTCGATGAGGCACACCACACCACGGCTGGCACGTGGGCCAAGGTGGTTCAACACTTTGCAGCCGCCAAGCTGCTGGGTGTGACGGCAACACCGATCCGCTCAGATGGCCGCGGCCTTGGCGAGCACTATCAATCCATGGTGCAAGGCCCAACAGCACAGCAGCTCACAGATGCCGGCTACCTCGCTGGCGCCAAGGTGCTGGCACCGCCGGGTTTTGACAGCACCGGACTGCGCAAGCGGATGGGTGACTTCGACCCCAAGGAGGCTGAGCAGCGCGTCGGCACGATCATGGGTGACTGCCTTGGTCACTACCGCAAGCACCTGCCAGGCCAGACGGCAATCGCGTTCTGCTGCTCAGTGGCACACGCTGAGGCAGTGGCAGCACTCTTCCAGTCAGCAGGCATCGCCGCGGCCAGTATTGACGGCAGCATGGATACCACGCAGCGCCGGCAGCTGCTGCAGAACCTAGGCACCGGCAAGCTCAAGGTGCTGACCAGTTGCGCATTGATCGGTGAAGGAGTGGACGTGCCATCAGTCGGCGGCTGCATCCTGTTGCGGCCTACGGCATCAGTGGCGCTGCACCTGCAGATGATCGGCCGATGCCTGCGCCCGCAACCGGGCAAGCGTGCCGTGGTGCTTGATCATGTCGGCAACACGCTCAGGCTTGGCCACCATTTAGAACCACGAGACTGGACGCTAGACGGCATCAAAAAGCGCGACCGCGAGCAGGCGCCATCGGTCAAGGTGTGCCCGCAGTGCTTCGCCACTAGCGCCAGTGCGGTGCAGGTATGCCGCGAATGCGGTCATGTGTTTGCGCCACAGGAACGCCGCGAGTTGCAACAGGTGGATGGGGAGTTGGTGGAGATCGGGGCTATCAAGGTCGGCAGCTATGTGACAGTGGACGACCGAGATATGGCAACCAAGTATCCAGGCGAGTGGCGCGTATTTCGGCTCACTGACTGGCCGGGCCTCGAAGCTGCATTTGTGACCAAGATTTCAGCGGGTGATCCTTGCGGTGATGGCCATTGGCTAAAGATCAAAAGGCTGCGACTTGTACCGGCACCCAATCCGCGCCGCGAGCAAGGCAGCGCTCAGAGCCTCGACGACCTACGCCAATTAGCGCAGCAACGCGGCTACAAGCGAGGATGGGCCGAGAGGGTCTATCAGGCCAGACTGGCGAAGCGTTATGGCGGATGAGTGACCGAGCAGCAAATCCAGCAACACATCCGCATCGCCTGCGGCACCGGCAGCACGCGGCTGTTCCGCAATAACACCGGCACGCTCAAGGACGCCAATGGCCGCCCAGTTCAGTTTGGCCTGTGCAAGGGCAGCGCTGACCTGATCGGCTGGAAGCGCGTCACCATCACGCCGGAGATGGTCGGCACACAAGTGGCGGTGTTTACCTCTATAGAGGTCAAGACCGCAACCGGCAGGCTGCGCCCTGAGCAGCAGCAGTGGCTAGATGCGGTCCAGGCGGCTGGCGGCATTGCCGGCGTGGCGCGCTCAGTCAGCGATGCGGAGGCATTGTTAAGAGATGTTGCACAGGGTTGACCAGGGCGGTGCATGGCCTATACTGAAGGAGTCGGGAGCGATCCCGGCATCCACCGCACCTAGAAACATGAATACCAGCACCGCCATCGAGGCGCTTGGCCAAATGGCCACAGTGATCGGCTCCGCCGAATCAGTTGTGGCTGCCCTGCAGGCACTGCGTGAAGGCGCCACTGATGCCCAGTGGGACAAGCTCTGCGACAACGAGCTGCTCGACGCCCTCATCTCTGCCTGCATGGATCTGGAAAGCGATCTCGAAGACTGAGCGTTAGGCCCTACGGGGCCTTTTTTATTGCCCAGCGGTCGGCGCTATCCGTAAGGACGCGCGCGGTGCTGCAGTCGCGGTGCTGCAGCTGCAACCGTATCGGAGGCCGCTATCACTCCACCCAATCACCTCAAGCATCATGCGTGCACTGATCACTGCAGCAATCCTGCTGCTGTCGCCTGCTCAAGCCCGGCAGGTGACTGCCACCGTCTACGACGGCTGGTACCACGGGCGCACCACGTACTGCGGCGGTACCTACCGCCACTGGGACGTGTCAGCCGCCCATCCATGGCTGCCATGCGGCACGCGCGTCACGGTGCAGCACCGCGGGCGCCTGCTCACCGTGCCAGTCACTGACCGCTGCGACTGCGGGTCGCTGGATCTCAGCGCTGGCGCCGCCTACCGCCTAGGCGTGCCGCTAGATGGCACAGCAACTGTGTCGATTCGTTACTAGGCAGGGTTGACCACGGCGGCACATGGTGTAGGATATGGGGACAGCAGGCAACCAGTCCTGCACCCCACCCCGAGAAACATGAACGCCGCAACCGCAACCTGCACCTGCCCCTTCTGTGGCGGATCAGGCAAGCTGCCTCACTTCTCCCACATTCAAAACGGCGACTGCTTTGCCTGCGGCGCCACTGGTCAACTCCGTGACATCAACGCTTTTGTTGGCGACAACTCAGATCTAGTGCTGACGGTTTATGTCAACAACGGCACCTTCAGCGGAGCCGAGATCCGTCGCCGCACTTGGAAGATTGCGGGTCAATACAAGGAGTGGGGCCGTGACAGCTTCTTTCGTGTCATCACTGACGCAGATGAAGCCCGCCAGATCTGGCGCAATGCCAAACGCCTCGGCGTTCTGACTGAGCTGGTGGACTGAAAAATCACGCGGCCCGCCGGAGCCGCTCCCAATCCGGCAACCACACACTGCGACCCCAACCATGCTCACAACCGCACTGCTAGTTATCTGGAAACTGCTGCTACCACTGCTGGTAGTAGTCGCCGTGATCGACTGGCTTACCGCCTCTGACGACCGCCGCATCCGCGTACTGCGCCGCACTGGCCTGAGCCAGAAGCGCATTGCCGACCGCCTCAACCTGTCCACCTATCGCGTCCGTAAGGCGCTGATGGCATGAATAACCTCAACCGCTTTGCCGTGCTGGCAATCATCTTCGGTGTCTGGGCAATGGCCTATGACACCGGCCGCCAGCAGCCCGCCTACAGCCATCACGCTTGCCAAGAGCAACTCAAGCCATGACTGAAGCAGACATTTACTGGACATTTGCCACCGCCTACCAGCACGGCGGTGGTTTCTTCCAATCGCTAGCGCACGCTGGCCTCAAGGCTGACCCCGGCAACAAGCGCCGCCTGCTGGATGCGTTCCCTGAGCTGGTCGCCACCTACGGCACCGCCAGCCGGATGCACCGCCAGATGCGTAGTGGAGCAGCAGCGTGACCAGCAATGCCGACTACCACGCCGACCCAGCCGTCAGCGCTTCGCACCTGCACGCAGTGGCCAAGTCGCCCTACCACTACTGGAGCCGCTACCTCGACCCCAAGCGCAGCGCACCCGAGCCGACTGCCGCCATGCGGCTTGGCTCGCTGGTGCATTGCGCAGTGCTAGAGCCGGAGGAGCTGGCAGGCCGCTATGGCGTCTGCGCTCCACGCAATACCAAGGCCGGCAAGGAGCAAGCAGAGCGCATGGCCGCTGCTGGCATTGAAGCCATCACTCAGTCCGATATGGCGCTAGCGCTCAGCATGGCTGCCAGCGTCCGCGTGCACCCTGCAGCAGCAGCACTGCTCGCTCATGGCAAGGCTGAGCAGTCCTTCTGGTGGGATGACGCCGCCACTGGGCTGCGCTGCAAGTGCCGCCCTGACTGGTACGACGGTGCCACGGTGGTTGACCTCAAGACCACCACGGATGCCGGCCCCGGCTTTGCTCGTAGCGTGGCTACCTTCCGCTACCATGTGCAAGCGAGCCACTACCTAGCCGGCTTGCACGGTGCTGAGCGGTTTGTGTTCATTGCCGTTGAAAAGACTGCTCCGTACGCGGTTGCTGTCTACGAGCTTGATGCCGCGGCCATGGCTGCCGGTGATGAGCTACGGCAACGTGACATGCGCGTGATTGCCGACTGCCAAGCCACCAAGGAGTGGCCGGGCTACGGCGACACATGCCAGCCGCTCAGCCTGCCTTCATGGGCACTACGCAACGAGTCTGCTATTACTTCGGAGGATTTCTAATGAGCAACCATCGCGTGCACCGCACTTGCGTGTATTGCGATTGCGTCTACAGCGTTTCCCGCTCCGCCCCTGGCGATCATTTCCCTGTTCCGATGCGGCACGGCGGCATTGATACTGTCGATTGTTGCCGAGAATGCCATTCACTGAAGGATCGCATCAATCTGGACAACTGGAGCACTGCAATGCTTAGCAAAGTTGCGGCTGATTTTCCAAAGCTCAGCCGAGAAACCAGAATCTTTTTGGCTAAAGCGATCACTTTATTTCAAGACGCAAAAGCATTAACTGAAGCACAATGAGCGCATCAATCACGCTCTGGACACCAGAGCAAACGCAGCTGATCTCAACCACCATTGCGCCTGGCTGCAGCAATGACGAGTTGCGACTGTTTGCCTACGCCTGCCAGCGCACTGGACTGGATCCGTTCAGCAAGCAGATCTACGCCATCAAGCGTGGCGGAAAGATGACCATCCAAGCCGGCATCGACGGCTTGCGTGCCATTGCCGAGCGCACCGGTCAGCTTGACGGCAGCATCACCGAATGGTGCGGTGAAGACGGCCAGTGGACTGATGTATGGCTAGGCAGCAAGCCACCTGCCGCGGCCAAGACCACTATCTGGCGCAAGGGTGCCAACCATCCATTTACTGGTGTGGCACGCTTTGCTGACTACAACGCCGGCCAAGGCTTGTGGTCCAAGATGGGCGCCGCAATGATCGCCAAATGCTCTGAGGCATTGGCACTGCGCAAGGCGTTTCCTGCTGACATGTCTGGTGTCTACAGCACCGATGAGATGCAGCAGGCAGAGGTGGAGCCGGTGACCGTTACCGCTGCACCCGCGATCCCCGCAGGCGATGCCAAGTTGTTCCAAGCCGGTAAGGCTGCTATTGCCAAGGCCGACACGCTGGACAAGCTGCAAGAGGTGGTAGCGCGCATGGATAAGCGCAAGCCTGATCTCAGCGATGAGCAAAACGATGAGTTGCTGCGCCTTGCTGTAGAGCGCGAAGCGGTGCTATCCGACACGCCATCGGAGGATCCCTTTGCTGATGACTGAACCATTCCTCACCACTGATGAGCTGGCAGCACGTTGGGGCCTGAAGCCAGCCGCCATCAAGAACCAACGTGCACGTGGCATTGGCCCTGCTTACGTCACTGCACCACGCATTGGCCTACCGGCTGGCACGCCACGTGTCCGCTATTCCCTCGCACAAGTCTTGGCTTTTGAAGAAGCCAATGGCATCACACCACTGAACTGACATGAGCCTTTACGCAACCGGCATTGTTCGCATCATCACCGACCCGCAACTACGTGCCTTTGAATCTGGCACCATGGTTGCCAACTTCGCAGGTGGCATCCAGGAAGGCAAAGACAAAGATGGCAACTGGATTAATAACGCAATCGACTGCGAGGTCTGGGGTAAGTCCGCTGAGCTGATCGTTGATAAGCTCAAAAAAGGCGACAGCATCCTTGTAACCGGTGCCGTACGCCGGCAAGAGTGGAACGACAAGGAAACCGGCGCTAAGCGCAGCAAGCATGTGCTCAGCATCCAGCGCTTTGAATTCATGCCACGCGGCGCAGCAACCACCAGCGAGGAGCCTGTGTTCTGATGAATCAAACCACACTTGACATTGCATTCAAGGAGTGGTGGGAGGCGTCTTACGGGCGCCCTCCCGGCACCCATGCAGTGATGACACACGTGGCATTTGCCGCGCATATTCTTGAACTCCTGGAGCTGACGCAAGATGATCAACCACAAAACTGAGCAGCGCCGTGATGATTACCTGCAGTGGTTGTACGAGCAAAGCGGCCGAACCTGCTGCACCTACACCGGGCTGTATCAACAGCGCATTGCTGATCTGATCCGCCGCGACATGGCAGAGGCTTTAGGTGATGAGTGATCTTGTCAATCATCCGCCGCATTACAAGCACGGCGACATTGAGTGCATCCAAGCCATTAAAGCAGCACTTGGTGATGATGGCTTTCGCGCTTACTGCAAAGGCAACGTCATCAAATACCTATGGCGTGCCGAGCACAAGGGTAATACCGATCAGGATTACGGCAAAGCTGATTGGTACATGCGCAGGTTGCTGTTGCATGTAGATGAGTGATCCGTTCAAGCGCGGCGAGGCAAACTACGCCGCGTTTCTTACAGAAGATCACGTGCGCGAACTGCGCCAGTTGCGTATTGCTGGTAACAGCTACAGACAACTAGCAGAACGCTACGGCATCGACAAGAAACACGCATGGCGCATCTGCCAACGCATTGCATGGAGCTGGCTGGATTAGTTCTACACACTACGAGATTCAACAATGACTCAAGAACACCCGATCAATCCACCGCCTGAGTTGGTGCGTGAGTGGGCGACTACTAACGGAACTAGCTACGAAGATCTTTCTGCTTTGTGTCAAAACATCGCCACCCAAGCCGTCCAATGGGGCGCAGATCAGGAGCTGGAGGCGTGTTGTGAGTGGCTGCGCAGCAAGGACATTCTGGAACCTGCCATTGACGCCCTTCGCGCCGACCGCCGCCCCAAGCCGCCGAGCTTGAAGGAGCAGGCGCTAGCGCTCGTTGAGCAGCACGAAGACGGCTGGCGGCCGTCACCCAAGGACTGGGACACCATCCGCCGCGCATTGGAGGCACTGCCCGACAGCATTGTCGTATTTCCTTCTCAGTGTTAAAAGCATTAAAAAGCGGCAGGATGTCACCCCCGCCGCTCTTGCAACTGGATCTCACCCCAGTCGCTTTGCTGCTTTCTGATCAGCCCCAGCACTGTAGCACACGGCAGGTATCAGCATGTATTACCTGAAAACAGGAATCAGCTAATACTTGCCCGCTTACGACCCGTCTCAATTTCCATGTCTGAACTTTCCTCCGCCGCGCAGGCGGTGATTACTGCCAGCAACTGTGCTGGGTCTCGAATCGTGCAGTTGCACATTGCCGCCGCCCTGCGAGC